AAACGTGTCGAACGCCATTACGTCGGCGGTACTCAGCACCTCTGTCTCTAATGGTGGCGTGACCTTATGGTTCTGCGAACCGGGGAGCCGCAATATCCGAGATAAGTCGGCAGTAACCGCGTGGTCAGCGTGGAACTTGGCTTTTATGCACAGGTCTTTCAGGGCCTCTGCGGCGGGCTTCCACTCCGCTGCGGAAAGGTCGCGATCCATCACCCAGTACAAATGCAGGCCATTGCCGGAATTAACGATCGTGGGCGGGGGCAGCCCAGTCAATTTGCAAAACGCTATTGCCGCCGTCGCCCCACTGAAGTGGTCAAGGTATGGCTTACCTTTGCCGCAATCTACATCTAAAAAGAATACCTTTATGCATTCTATATTTTTGTTATTTCTAGCGTTAGATTTAAACTTAGAACATGCAAAATATACGTTGTACTGCTGCTGTATTAACCATTCCGCCCGGGCCTCCGCATCCTCTTGGGTGGCGCAAAAATACTGTTTATTAGATGTTGGCGTGAGCCCTTGGATGCAGTACATCCCCCTCTCTGGTAAAACCAAAGAGAGGAATTCTGAGATACTCATTGTCATAAAATATTCCTAGCTTCCAGCAATGTACGTTACCAGCCTCCTGCGTTTAGCATGCTCCGAATCTTTTCCCCGTATTTTTTACGGGGGGTGGTAGTACCCGAGAACCATTTGTAGATAGTCATACGACTAACTTTGAAATACTCTGTGACTTCAGCAACTGGGATGTCTCGGGAGATGCAGTACCTCCCGAGAAGGACGCCGAGGCTATCCCCACCAGCTTCCGCATTAGCCGTAATCGTTCTTTGGGAATAGCCTCGTGCGTCCAAGGGTTAACCCTCCTCGTCGCTGTCGGAAGCCGTAGACTTACCGGCAAACTTCAGCAGCACGTCCTCCATCGCGGGCTTCGCGGCGGGGGTCTCGCGCTTCGGGGCGCTACGTGCCACCTTCGGCTCTTCGGTCTTCCGGGAGCTATAGCTCACGGTCGTCGCGGCTACCGCTTCCGGGCTGGTGCCGAGTTCTTCGGTGATCGCCAGCATTGCCTCAGACGGAAACCCAATCGCGTTAAACAGGAGCTTCGGAGACTCAGCGTCCGTGTCAAAGCTAATGCGGGTCACGAGCCGGTCAATGGAGTAAGACTGTGAGGACACGTACTTGAAGTACTGCTGCCACGGCATGTGCGCTGGGTCACCCGTACCAAAGATGCTGGTCGCTGGGAGTTCGAGCTGATAGACCCCGCTCGCCAAGTCTCCCGCCAATGCCACTGCCAATACCTGCTTGAACCGGCACGCCCGCGACGAGCCCTGTCCACTGCCGCTGATATTCATGCGGCACCCGTTGCACGCTGGGGCCATCGGCTCGGAGATAGACTCGTGCGGCACCTTACCGTCGGCGGACCAGCACGCTGGGAGCTGCCCGTCAGCGGCTTTCGGGTCATACGCAGCGGCGTAGTATGTGCGGTGGATGGACGGCGCGATGTTCACCACAACGACGTCGATGCTGCCGGTGGTGATTTTAGCCAGCTCTTCACCGCCCACGACAAGGCGGAACACTTTGCCTTTGATGGAGATGCGTTTGCTGGTGGTGCCCTTCATGAGGCTCTTGGTCAGATCGCTCTGACCACGGGCACGAATGTGGTCGGGCACAGATGCCGAACCAAATGGAACGATGTCGGATTTTGTATTGCTCATATCTGCTTCTCTTACCTTATTTACGACGAATTACGATTGTGTACTCTTGTTCTATGTTTAACCCCGGGGGGAAAACACCTTCGTTTTCTTCTAGAAACTGCTTCATGTTTTTCTGCTGGATACGTTTCTCTAATAGGTCAAACGCCCCGTGCTCTTGGATAAAGGCGTACATCGACCCCCAGTCACCGGTCCAGTACTTGGTCTTCAGGCTCCGCATAGCGACGCCGGAGTTGGTCTTGATGCTGTCTGCGTTAATCTCTTTGCATTGCTCCAACAACGCCTCGGACAGCATCTCTAAATGTGCGTCCAGCACGGCAATCTGCCCCTCCACTTCAGCCTGCAACCTCCGTTTTTCGTCCCGGATTGCTACGTAGGCACTCACCATCCTATCGGCGTCCATTACAACATCCCCTTATTTGCCCGCAGTAGCCTGCGGTCTCGCTCAGCTTTATGGTCGCGCTTCCGCACGGGCGGCGGTGTCTTATTCGGTCCTCGGCGTTTTTTGTCCGACACCAGAGGCTCTTCCACCTCCACCACTTCTACTACCGGTGGCTCATAGGTCGGCTGCGTGCCGTCTAGATTCATGCGGACCCGCCACGCCCGACGTGGGCAGTTGGCGTGGTCTAACTGCTTAGCCCTGATCATCGCCACACGGAATTCTTCGGGGTCGGGAAAGTAAAACCGAAACCCCTCATCACCCGATGGCTCTGATGGATAATGCGGTGTACCCTCACGGATGTTGGTGCGTACCCCCATCCCTTTTTTAGCTGTCATCGTCATTGCCTCGTTGTCGTTTTTTACATAGTGAACACTAAAGTATCCTGTGTCAACATCATAACCAAAAATAATTTACGGCGTAGTCACTCCCAGCTCTTCATTGTAAAGTTCAATCAAATCAAAGTGTTGGCCTAGTTTAGTCTGCAGTTTCTGGTACATGCGATGCTCCACGGGACTGCCTGCTAAGTGAAAAATAGTCATTGTATTTTTCTGGCCCTGCCGGTCTATGCGAGCATTCGCCTGCAGATATATCTCAATACTGATGGGTGGCGCGTACCATATGATCGTGTCGGCAGCGGTCAGGGTTACCCCGTGCGCTGCGGCCATCGGCTGAATCACGAGCACCTTAATGTCCGAGCTATCCTTTGTCTGAAATCTATTTATTATCTCTGAACGTTTAGTAACACTAACACTTCCGGATATTACTTCGCAAGGTATATTCTGACTTTTTAAGTGGTTTTCTATTAGTTCTATAGTGTGAGTAAACGGTACGAATACAAGCACCTTGTTAGAGGACTCGTCGATTACTTCGGTCATGGCGTTGAGTCGGGGTTGCGCGTCGAACTCTAGGACAGCTTTTGAGTTCGTGTAAATGGCACCGCAGCTAACCTGCAGTAGTTTGTTTAGATTAACCGCCACGTTGGCCGACGTGACCTGCTCGTCGCCCGACACCATCAGGAACTCTTTCCTCAATATGTCGTAATACTTCTTCTGCTGAGCGGTAAGCGGCGCGTCTCGATTGACATACGTGACTTCTGGCAGGTCTAAACAATCTTTTTTGGCATAGCGGATGGCTGGCTGCAGCGCTTTAAACACCTCATCGGTGGCCGACGCCTTGGGTATCCACCGGAACCGTCCAACAGACACCATCACCATATCCCGGAACGACCCCGCATATTTCGGAACCCGGTGCGGCACCGTGAGTTTCGCGAGCCCGTAGGCGTCAACCGGTGATTGGGCGGCAGGGGTGCCCGTCATCATCCACATCCACACATTGTCCCCAGCCAATTGCTTTAGGGCTTTCCAGCGTTTCGTGGTGGGGGTTTTGTAGGCGTTCGCCTCGTCTACGATAACCAAGTCGAACCCACCCGCCAGCAGTTCGGGGAGGATAATCTCAATTCCGTCGTAATTAATCACCACGTATTCGTATGAATCGGCGACCACCCTGCGGCGTTTCTCTCGGGTGCCGTGGGCTAGCCCGACAGATCTGTGGATAGCAAACTGGAATAGGTCACGCTGCCACGCTGCCTGCATGATCGACAGGGGGCAAATGACCAGCACGCGCTTGATGTACCCTGCGGTCAGCAAGTAGTCGGATGCCCAAATTGCACTTGCGGTCTTGCCAGTTCCCTGCTCGTTGAAGCAGAACGCTCGCCGGTGCAGGGTCAGGAACTCCGACGTCGTTCGCTGGTGGGCCATCGGGCGGTACATCCCGGGCCATGAGTAATCTCGCAGTATCGGGGAGGGGACGCCCTTAATCTTCACATGCCGCAGCATCTGGGATTCCCACAAATCCCACTTGACTGATACGGTAAATATCCCTGAATTATCTTCTATTACTTCGCTATCAGGGATGGCGTCGGTTATTGTTATTGGGTTTCTTGTCTTAACATGTAAATACTTATTTTGTACAATTTCCATTACACTGTCTTTTTCTTCCTAGATACATTTTTCTTAACTGTGTGGTCTGCGTTTCTATAGAAACTACGATTGTCGTGAGGGGATTCTAATCGCAAATTATTAGCAGCGCTAGTTCCACCTTTACTTAAAGGTTTGATATGTTCTATATCTTTACCCTTTCGGTTCACTACTTTACCGTCCTTACCGGGGTTGTCCATTTCGTAGCGGGCTCGTTCTCTAGCCGCCCGAGGAGCCGCCTCGTTTCTGGCTTTCTGCTGCTGGTATTCTTTCTTGTACGGACGGGGTTTGTTAACGTAGGGCATCGCCGAATTCCTTTTGAAAGTCCGATTCGAACCGATCGAAATCAATTTCTACGCGGCACAACTTACAGACGAACTCGTCGTCGAATTCATCGCCTTGAAGCACTATGGCTGGGTCAATCTCACAACTACATTCATTACAGGTTTTGTCTTTCATATTAATTTCTCCCGTTGTGTTCGCAGGTAGTGACCGCACAGAAATTGCGGCAGGTGAAGTTTGTCGAGGGGTTCCAGACGTTATACATATTGCAGTCGTCTAGCCTTTGGGAAAAGTTCTTCCATTTATCCCACCGAGCCTCAGATCCCTCGCGGTCCACGTGCAGGGTGATGAACTCTTTGCTGACCACAAATAGTAGACCCCCCTTGACTTTTTTGATATGGGGGTATTGAGCGAATATCGCGAGGGATAAAAGCTCAAGCTGGTCGGTGTCGGCGAACTTGGCGCTCTTGCCGGTTTTGTAGTCCACCAGCGTGGCCTCATCCCCGTCGCCCGCTGCGGGCACCGCCATGAAGTCCGCGATGCCGCGCCACCATGCGTAGTGAGAATCAAAATCGCAGGCCACTAAATCCCGCGTCACCGCGAGTTTTTGCTCGAATAACCGCTCCCCGGATGAGCACATGATCGCGTCGATCATGCTCTTCATGAACTCGAATCGCGCGGGCAGCGGCACGCCGTCGCGTCCGTAATCCTCCGCCGCTTTGTGCGCGTCGCTACCGTACATCAGGTAGCTTGTCACCGGATCTACGACATCTTTTAGAATACGTAGGTGGTGATATTTTCTCGGGCACTGCTTGAACAACGAGATGGAGGAGTACGACCACTGCATGCTATTTCCCCGCGTAGGTTGTTTTAACCCGATCTAGTTTCGTCACCGCGTTGTCCGCTAGCACGCTAAGCCGGATGCCCAGCGCCGCAATCTCTGTTGCCACGGCTCCGAACTTCTCCCAATACTCGGGAGTGCAGGCGACCAGTACGTGCGGGCACTCGTCGTCGAGCCATTTAATCTTTTGCTTCAGCGAGACTAGCAGCTCGGAATAGTCTGTGATGTTTCTCGGCTTAACCGCCATACGTTTCTCCAATTTTAGATTTACAGGACAGCGGGAGCCCCGGTGCCCAGTCGGGAGCGGTACTCATGTGGTGCTCAACGAAACGCTGAGCCTCGTCTATTTTATCCGCAGGGACCACCACCGCGATAGCGTCGTGAACCGTTAGAATAGGTCGGTATACTGTGGATATTGCGGCCATCTGATCTGCTATGACACACCGTGCGAGCGCCTGCGTTATATTTTCCACGACCTTGCCACCATATATTTTTTGCCGCCCGCTGCGGGATTTGTAGGAAAAGTCACCTTTATCCGATAACTCTAACCCGGTGTATTTTAAGTTATACCCACTCGGGAGTATAAAACCATCTTCCCCGCTGAGGGTCACGGCGTCTTTATACACGCCTAAATCACAGTTCTTATTATCCTTCAGCGCTTTTAAACACCGCGCCGCCGAGGACCATAACTGTGGGATTGCCTTATAGGTATTTCTGTACAGATTAATATTGGTGTCGCAGTTCTCCAGCGTCGTCACGACCCCGGCCACGGCTAGCTGTCGGTGGAACTTCTCAGCGCCGATGCCGTACCCGCAGCCCAATACCAACGTCTTGCCCATGAAACGCTCGGCGTCGTTAATTTCCTCGGGCGGTTTACTATAGATAACCCCCGCCATAATCTTGTAGACGTCTTTGCCAGCAGCGAAGTCGGCGACTAAGTCGTCTTGCCCCGCGAGCCACGCCAGCACCCGCGCCTCGATCTGAGCAGAGTCGCAATCCAATATCAGATACCCGTCCGGCGCACGGATAGCCTGCCGCAACACGGTGCTACCACCGCGTGACGGGAGATTCTGCAAGTTTATCTTGTCAGTCCCGCCCCAGCGGCCTGTGTGCGCGGCATAGTATTTCAGCGGTACCGGCAGCTTGCCGCGCTTGGCAATGTCGATGAATCGCTGAGCACGTGTCTCTGCAATCGACGACTTGATACCCAGTCGGGCACTGACTGCTGCCTGCACCCGCTCGTCTTCGTGGGTCATTAGCGCCTGTAAACCCGCGTCGGTCTTCGCGAACGCATAGGTTTCTTTGCCCGTCGTAGGCGAGACCTTCATCGGAACCGTGACGTCGTAGCTTTCTAATAGCCCCGCGAACTTCGGGTTCGACCGCAGGATGTCCCCGTCAACGCCGCAGGTTTCTAGCAGCGCATCTTTCACAGACCTAAGATTCTCCAGATACTGTTCGAGCAATGGCAAGTCTAACTCCAGCACCGGCTCAGCAAACATCTTGATGGTCAGATCTATATTGACTAGCTCGGAATAAGATATGCCGTATTTCTCCATGTACAGCAGGAACAACGAGTGTGTTAAATCACAGTCGTTCATGCAGTACTCGCCGTACCGCTGTAGCTCTTCAATCGTGAAGTCTTTGAGCCGCTTGCCCAGTGCCGCGACTACCTCCTCACCTTTGACGCCTAAGTTATGACGCTCGGCTGCGGCCTTCAGCGAACCGGAAACTTCCAGCCCGTCGATTGCCCGTGCGATCGACAACGTGTCTATCCACCGTTCGGGATGGTGGTCATATATCCATGACAATATAGCGGCGTCAAACATCGCGTTGTGGGCGATGACCATATACTTCGACCAGTCTATCGCCCGCAGCGCCGGGGCCACCGCCTCCCCGGCATACCACACTGCCTGCTTCTTGCCAAACTTAATCCCGACACCCAGCACTTCAAACCGGTCGTCGCGGATATACTCCTCGGTGGATAGTTTAGATAGACTGAACGCCTTGTCGTAGTATGTTTCAAAGTCTATCGTGACTAGGTTCATTTGTTGGCCTTATTTAATTCCACAATAAGTTTCTCCAGATACCAGCGGGCCTTTTCTAGGTCTACCAGCCCGGACTTGTGCTTCCAGCGCCACGTGTATTTAATAATATTGGCGGTACATACGGCTTCAATCCCCGACAGCCCCGTCGTCGCTGCGGCAATTGCGTCAATACATTCGACCGCCCCGGTGGTGTAGTGCGGGGGGTGGTTAACTTCATCGGTCATGAAATATTCTCCGGTTATTAGCCAACTGCTTTTCTGCGCGGGCGTGGGCGGCTTGAAACTTTGCTTCCCACATCGCGGCTTCCGCCTTCGTCCATTCCGCCGGTGCCTTTGCCATCATCGCCCTCCACGCGGCTTCATCTTCTGCCGCGTCCTCCGTTATTTCGTACTCCTCGACACGAAACGAATCATGGGCTGAGATTCTGGCATAGCCTTTCGTACCAATTTTCGCTGCGTCAAGCGTTCGAAAAACCCCTACAATGGTTTCGGTGTCGAGTATTCGGCGTATTACGATGTAGACTTTCATTACTCAACTCCAAAATATTCAGCAATCCGTCCAATGGCATCAGATGCTAAACCATTTTCATCTTTCCTAATCTGGCGCATGCATTCGTGAATAATCAATTCAGCAAATTTTTGTAAATCTTCTGTTTCGACAGGATATTCAGAAGGGAAATATCCTTCATTCGTCGGTGGATAGTCTTGATGAAATAATAGACCAGCATCAAAGGCCATTTTAATAAGTGCATCATTCATTCTGGTTTCTCCTGCGCGCAAAACGGGTGCCCGCATTCTGGCTTCTCCTTCGCTGCATCCCACACCTTGCGCGCCGCCGCCAAGATTTCAAATGCTCTATTCTGCTGCTTTTGCCCCTTGAAATATTCAATGCGCCACTTACTCAGTGCCGCCTCCCATACGGCCTCCGCTTTCTCTAATTCGTTCATTCTGATTTCTCCTTTTGCTCGCTGTTGTTTGACTTGAACAAGTATGTCCCCAGCTCCGTCGGAAACATCCCCGCGTGGTTCTCACAGTGCGAGAACCCGTTGTCTCCCGGGCCGAACTGCCCCCCGCAGTTTGAGCAATACGTCGCCTCAAATTTGTACGTCTTATTTACACTGTCCATATTATACTCCTTAAAAAGCCGGGGGGTTACCCCGGCTCAGCTTTAGGCGTTGTGGATTTCCGCGCCTTTGCCGACCGCCGTGGCGATCTCCGCCATGTCGGATAGTTTGGCTGCAACCACCGAGACCGTCTCCGACACCGCATAGTTCAGCGCGGCGGTCTTGGAGATTGCGCGGACGTAATGCGTCTCGCCGTTCATCACAACGATGAACACTTTAGGACTACGCGGGCGGATAGATTTTTCTTCAGTCATGTTTTCTACTCGTAAATTGAATGAATTTGTATCATAGCAAACCACTCAGTACCAAGCAACTATTTTACGGGCCATCCAGAGTAGTCACCTTTCTTGGGACTATGTTTTGGAGAAAGCAGCCATCTATCGCCCAGAAAATCCATCGCATTCTGCAACGCACTCTTGCGCTCGGGGGTAATTTTCTTTTCCTCAATCCGCTGCGCGTCTACAATTGACAGTTTAGGTTTAGCTTTCATCAACATTTCCATGCCCTCAGTGATTTATTAATCCTACTGTTCGGGTCCTTGGCCGTCTTGGCCGATGTTAGTTTCTTTTTCATCCCGCCCATTCGGGCGCAGAAAGAATCTTTCCGAGAGCCGCCCTCGGGCTGCGGCGCTTTGAGATTCATCCCCTCGGCCTTAGCCGATGCTCGGCCCTTGGCGTTCAATCCGCCCGCTGGGTTTTTACCCTCTTTACGGGTCCATGCTGGTGACTTAGCCATGTCTAATCCTCCAAATAAACTTCTGCACATGCACCTTCCAGTGCGTTGAGTATCCTCGGTATATCTTCAACCCCGGCACATACAAACGCCAGCCCCTCTGCAGATCTAATAAGCTCTAATTCCCTAGCCTGCAACGCCGTCGGACACTTGCCCGATACCTTCACCTCAACCGCGAAGAATCTCCCACGAATACATCCCACAATGTCGGGCACGCCGCTGCGGCCATACCCGCCGGTCGCGGGGAAAAAGATGTACGGCTTCTCGCTTAGCTTGTTTAGTCCGCTG